TTTACCGGAAGATTCAGGACCGTAGATTTCAACGATACGGCCTTTTGGCAGGCCGCCAATGCCGAGCGCGATGTCCAGACCCAGAGAGCCCGTGGAAATAGCCGGGATCGCCTGACGGTCGTGATCGCCCATACGCATTACGGCACCCTTGCCGAATTGACGTTCGATCTGACCCAGGGCCGCAGCCAAGGCTTTCTTCTTGTTGTCGTCCATTAAAGTCCTCACGTAATCAATAAGGCCGGGGCGGCCAACACCTGTATAAGTAGACAGTATTGTTCCACAAAGATCGGAGATCGCCTACCCCTGATTTTCTATTTCTGCTGCAGCTCGTCGCAACAAGCCCTCTAGCGCGGCCTTTACCGTTTGTCGGCGGACCTCGTCGCGGTTGCCGGTGAAGTGCTCAAGCTCGGCCGTGACCTCCTCGCCGACGCCGAAAGCCAGCCATACCGTGCCCACGGGTTTGTCCGGCGAACCGCCATCAGGGCCCGCGACGCCACTGACCGCAACGGCAAAGCGCGCCAGGCTTTTTTCCTGTGCACCACGTACCATCGCCTCCACCACTTCCTGGCTGACGGCGCCGACTTTTGGAAACAACGTTTCCGGCACATTCAACTGGCGGGTCTTCTGGCGGTTGGAATAGGTGACATACCCCGCCTCGAACCAGGCCGAGCTTCCCGGAATCCGCGTGATGGCTTCCGCGATTCCGCCGCCGGTGCAGGACTCGGCGGTGGTGACGTGGGCATTGAGCACCTGCAAACGGCGCCCCAGTTCAGCAGCCAGTTGAGTGATTTCCTTCACGGTCGTCTCCAGTCGTGGGCGGGGGTTCGCCTACCCTACAGGAGCCAATCGCACGCGCAAGTGACGGACTGTCTCAAGACGCAAACGGGCGAAGGCACGCCTGTACAGTTCTCACACGTTTAAGAAACGCAAAACGCCGCCTTCGCCCGCGCCCACAGCCGCAAGCGATCCTCCAGCCCATTGAGCCCGCCGTTGATGCGCCGCGTGATGGTGGTGAACTGGTCCTTGTCGGCCAGCGCGTTCAGGCCGTTGCTCTGCCAGAACCAGGCCGCCGACTCGGCCGCCCATTGCGGCTGCTCCAGCAACATCGGTTCTCGCAACAAACGCTCATCACCGAACAGGGCCTGGCTGCAGGCCAGGTAATTACGGCGCCCGGTAATCTGGATCAGCCCCCTGCCCCGGTACTTCTGGCCGTCGCCGTCCGCTTCGGGGGTGTTACCCAGGCGCACGGCCAATGCGCCGGTGTCGTACTTGCTCAAATAGGCATCACTGCCCAGTTCACGCACATAGCGCAACTCGCCGGACTCATGACCGACTTGAGCGATAAACGCAGCGATGCGCTTGGGTTGCCCGATCTCAAACCTGGCCATCGCCGTGTTCAGCGCGGGCAAAAAAACGCCCGCTCCAAGGCGGGCTCCCGGCAGGATTTGAAGCAATTGAGGCAGTGTTATCAGCATGGTTCCTCACTCGGCCGGGGACAATCCACTGGCCTTGATCGCACATCGGTAGCTCTCTTTGCGCTTGCCACTGGCAATCACACTCTTGATCGACCAGCGCCCCTGCATAAAGCCAGGCCAAGACTCGTCCAACAGCAACAACCCTTCGGCGCCGAATGAGGGATTGCCAGGGCAGATCACATTGACCTGCATCCCTTCACGCCCCACCCGACGCATCTCACCCTCAGCGGCAGTCCTGGCTTCAGCCTCGCTCTGGTAACGCTGCGTCATCACCTTGAACGGCGCGATACCCACGTCTACCACCTGTTGTTTACCGGCAGCGGCATCCCACCAGCGTGCTTGCGCGCCGGAGTAGGTCGCGCGGCTGGATTCAGTGAAGCTGGCGGAAATAAACGCACGATCCCCCGGACGGTTGTCGCGGGTGATCGACAACTGCACATCCGGCAAAACCTTGCCCGACAGCGATTTGATCTGCCCTTTACGGCCCAGCACATACAGCTCGTCGACGGGCTTGGCCACCGCATCGAACCGCTTGGCCAACCGCGTCAAAAACGCCATGTCACTTTCGTTGGTCTGGTCGATATGCTGGATCTGCTCGTCTTCCAAATCATGTGCCACACGCGGTGAGAAGCCGTAGCGCGTGGTCAATTGGCGAAACAGCGCCCCCAGGCTGATAGGCCCGTGGCTGGCGGTTCGTCGCTTCTTGAACTCGGGCTCATCAAAAGGCGCCGCCGTCGCCACCAGCACCACGCGCAGCGGAAACAGCGATGGCGTTCGCTGAGTGATCTTGAACCGCCCTTTATCCACTAGCCCGGATTCCAGGTAGCCAACGCGCAGGCCGATCTGGCCGCCCAGGCTGGGCAGCCCTTCAAGGCCTTCGATGTCGAGTGTCAGCTTCAACTGATCGGACGCAAAACCCGCCAAATCAGTGTGCTCCCATTCCAATAGCCGTTCATTGAGCAGCGCGGCATTGGCGCCGTAAATTTCCACCACCGGTGTAAATCCAAGTGTCATGGTGACTCCTTAGTCCCAGGCCGAAACCGGCTGCTTGGCAATAGGTTGTACCGACAGCTCGGGTACCACCACGGTGACGCCTGCCGGCAGGACCACACCCTGCTCGGCGAGTTGAGGATTCAAGTGCCACAGCACTTCCTCGGCCGCATCATCACAGCGACCCAGCTCGCGGTAGAGCAACAGGTTCACCGAATCCCCGGCAATACTTCTCACCCTACGCATTGACGAACTCCTCCAGCACCACGGACCAATTGATCACCATCGCCGTGCCGTCATCGATGACGCTGGACTGTTTTTCGTCCACCGACTTGATGGTCCACAGCCCCCAGCTAAGGCCAACGCCGTCGACCAGAGGCAACGGCAAACGCAGGGTTTGCAACGCACGCAATTCGTCCAGCCGCGCCATGCCCTGTGCCCGTGCGGCCTTACCGCCGAAGGTGAGCGTTTCGAGCGCCTGGCCGACCTGGCTGGATTTGGGTTTGCCGGCAATGATCTCCAGGCTGACCCAGCCACCGCTGCTCGCACGGTCAAGGGTGTCGTAGGCAAAACCCCGGGACAGCCCAAAAATAAACGAGCCCAATGCCATCTGTTGTCGCATCACGCCACTCCTGTATCGGTCAGCGCCGAGTCACGTCGCGTCGCCAACAGGCTGTCCATCGACAACGGCGTGAATTGGGCTTCAATCTGTTGCACCACCAGCGCCGCCAGTTGCTGATAGCTGGCCTGTTCAGGTGCGTTGATGGTGATTTGCGGGGCGAATGTCAGTTGGCGATTGTCAGCCTGGGCGTTGCTCAGTTGCTTGCTGACATCGGCGGGCGCGGCCAGGCGGTCGCTTGGCCCGAACAGCTTGTCACCCAGCCAGGCGCCCGCCTCACTGCCCAGCAATCCACCGATCGCGCCGCCGACAGCCGTACCGACACCGGGTAAAACCAGGGTGCCGATGGCGGCCCCGGCAGAGGCGCCGGCCCAGGCACCACCCGCCGTGCTGAGGCCGGCGCCGACGGCCTTGACGTCACCGGCGCGTACGCCCTGGATCACGCCCAAGGTGGCTTCAGCGGTTCTCAAGGGCGCGAGCCGCCGAATGCCGACGGATCCGAGTGTGACGAAAGCATCGGCCAAGGCACCCGCCGGAATGTCTGGCCGGTTGGGCGCTGGCGTTGCGGTGCTCGCCCCAGTAAAGGACTGAAAGCCTTGCGAGGTCGCCCCGGCTTGAAAACTTGCTGACGAGCCGCCCAACGCCTGGCGGCCTGGTTCGACTAAGTTACGGACTTCAGCAGTACGCCCACCGTTTTTTTTGCGACCTTTGTATTTCTTTGCAGCCGTGTCTATGACCCAATCAATCGCTTTTTCTGCGGCCTTGCTTTTCAGCGCGTCCCACAGCTCGCTCCAAACCGCCTTGATGGAGCCCATCACCACACCATCGGCCGGCTCCTTGGGTTCATCCTTCGGCGCGCTCGCGGCAACATCCGCTGCCTTGGGCATCAGCGCATCGCTGTTGATGAACAACGTCGTGTTGAGCGTCTCCAACGTCTCGCGCAGTCGCACTTGTTCCTGGGTCAAGGCGTTGATATCCACACTGAGCGTGGCCAACGTGCCGTTCAACGCCCATTGCGGTTGCGAGGCAGCCTCCAGGCTGACAGGTGCCGCAGCGCTGGCGGAAAACGGTGCCAGTACATTGCCAAGGTCTGCGTCGCCGATCATCCAGCGCAAATCCTCCTGGGCGAGTCGGATCCCATATTTAGTCTCTTGCATCCCGCTCTACTCCTGTTTAACGCCAAGGCGAGTGATCGCAATGTCGTAGCGGCGCAATGCTTTGGCGGCATCCCAATCCAGGATTTCCACCTCATTGACCGAGTAAACCAGCGGCACCACATCGAGGATCACGTCGATGTCGCGTTGCGAAAGAAGTCCGCCGGTTGATTTAAAAAATCATCGATGCGCTCCTGCAGCTCGGTCCAGTCAGGCACGGTGAGGTGGGCAAGATCGGGGATCATCAGGCCTGTGCAATGAGCGGTGATGAACTCGGCACGCTCTTTATTGGTGGCGAGTTTTTTCATCACCTTGGTGGCGCGCAGGGCGGGCATTTCCAGGGAAAACTCGGTGAAGACACGGCCGGCAGCGTCGAGAGGCTGCAGCAGTTGGATGGGCTGGTCGTGGGTCGATGCCGCTGGCTTATCGAGGAAGAACGACGCAGGACGTGTCGACATCTCATGTACGTATTGGGCGATGGTCACGTAGTCCGGGCGCTTGAGTTGGTCGAGCTCTTTTTCCGACAGGCCGGTGGCGAGTTTCGCCAGTTCGAAGAACTGGTCGTCCTCGTCCTCACCGGCCCGGGCCAGCGCGTCTTTTTGCGCGGCGTAGTACAGCGGCTTGAGTTGAACCTGCTCGATCGTCGCGCCGGTATCGGCAGTGACTGGCGAGAGCAGGCGGTGCAGCGGTGGCATCCAGGCCATTGTGCAGCTCCTTGGTGAAGTATGGGGGCGAGCGAACCCGCCCCCGGGGGATTACGGCATCAGCACGGCGCGACGCGCATCGCCGAGGATGTCGACGCCGTTGAGCACGAATTTCTGGGTGCGCACGTCGATGTCGATCACCGGAATGCCGTTTTCCAGGCGGTTGTAGGTGCGGCAGGAGAGTTCCAAGGTGGTAGTGGGCTTTTCGCCCATTTTCAGAGCCGTCTCAGTCAGGCTTTTCAACTTGCCGCCGACCGTGTGGTAGGTGAAGTAAGTCTTGCCATCCTGGTCCTGGCCGGCTTCGCGCACGTTGAGCAGGATGTCATCACCCAGGCGAACGCCCAGGGCCAGCATGATTTCCGGGCCGGCGCCTTGCAATTCAAGGGTCGCGTTGAGCACCTTGGCGCTCTTGGCCATTTCCTCACCGATGAAACGCCCGCCGGTCATCGGCTCCATGTCGAAGTCGATCTTCGGCGGTGTGAAAGAGTTAACCGTCGCGGACAACGGCAAACCTTGAAGAGTGGCCGCAATGGCCTGTCTGACTCGGTTGGTAAACATTAGAGAACGTCCTCCAGGAACTGCTCGATGATTTCATCGCGGGCATTGAGTTGATAAATCATGTGTTCGTTCGGCGCATAGCGGCCGTAGTCGATGACGATGAACCAGGTGCCGTTCTTGTATTTCTCGACACTGTTCAATTCCGGGTGCAGGTATACGCTGCCGCCGGGGATGGTTTCGTCGGCGACCAGGGTTTGCAGCCAGTCGTTGATGCGCTTGACCTCCTGGTCCATGAAGGACTTGGTGAGGTTCTTGGCCATGGCTTTCTGGCCGGCCTTGACCAGCTTGCGGCTGATGGCATCTTCCAGGCCGACGTAGCTGATGAACTTGCCGGTGATGGACCGGTTACCCAGCAGCGAGAAGCCACCGAGGATGGTGCGGGCGTAGTAGCTCACGCCGTAGCGGTTGAGCAGGTCGCCTTCGGTGGAGGTGTCGAGGATGTTGTACTCGACGACGCGGGAAACGTCCTCGGCGAACGTCACCTGATTGCCTGGGCTTTCCCACTGCTTGACCTTGGCCAGGGCTGCGATAGCCAGGGAAGACGGCGCGAGGAACACGTTTTTCTTCGCCGCCTTGGAGTACACCGACGGCATGTTGTGCACCAGCAGGCAACGGTCAAACCCCAGATCGGCCCCGCCCAGTTCACCGCTGTAGGTCACTTGGTCAGCGACGCTTGCGTCTTTGCCGTCCAGCACCGCACGGGCCTTGATGCGCTTGCCGAACGAGGCGAACTCACCAGCCACCGCCTTGGTGCCGGTGAAGCCTGGAGCGCCGATGATAGTCAGGTCTTCCGGCACACTGGCTAGCGCCGCCAGGCCCAGTTTGCGACCGGTCACCGGCTCGTCGCCGCCGATCACGTTATTGAGCGTGTCCGCCGGCGTGGCGCCCTCCTCCACGATCACCACATAGACCGGCACCTTCACCACTTTGAGGATCTGGTACACCGCCTGGAACAGCGTGCCCGACTCCGTACCGGTCGGGTCCAGCAGCGCCTGGGTGGTGAAACTGTTGATGCGAAACGGGGCATTCTTCGGGATCGACGCATGGGCCTTCGGCGCAGTGCCGACCAGGCCGATCACGTTGTCGCCCAGGCCACCCATGGCCTCCGGGGATTCGGTGGCATTCACGGTGATGCCGTTGTGCTCGAAGTTCAAAACCTCAGCCATGGTTAGTCAGCCTTCTTTGGGGTGGAGTTGAGGACGCTGGTCAGTTCCAGGCGGCCGGCGGTGCGCAGGGCGGTTGCTTCGACGTCCAAAAGCTCGAGTTCCTCGCCGACGGCGGACCAATGGCCACCTCCGGTGGGGAATGGGATGAGGACGGTGTAGGTTTGGCGGGTGGGCATGAGAGAGAATCTCCAGGCGAAAAAAAACCGCGGGAAGCGGTTTGGGATAGTGATTAGCAGGGAAAGGCTCCTGAAACTGTCGGAGGCTTATTTGATTTGTTTGTCGATCCAGTCAGGTGAGACTGGCCGTCCTTCGCTATTAGGGAAATCTGGGGATTGAGGCCAGTCGCGCAACCCCTGCATATAAACCAGCAGCTCTTTGAACTGCTCCGAAGAAAGGGTAGTAGCGACCTCTATTTCTCGCTGGTCACGATGTCGATCACGCAACCATGAAGTATCAGCTAACACCGCGTCACGCCACTCACGTTCAATCATCATGAAATCAAGAGTCGGCTCTGGGCCAGCAGCCAGAGCCATAGCCTCAGCTTCTGAAACAACACTTAAACTATCTGGCGTACTCACGCCCAACTCAAAAGCGAATACCTCTCCAGCGTCATTAACGAGATAGTTCATCAGCGCATTTCCGTCCATGTATTAATTGTGTAGCTACCCGTCGGGACTTTATAAGTGGCGCCTGCTGGAACAATTGCAGAAACCGCCAGGCTCAAGCTTGCACTTGGGAATGAAGACCCAAGAATCAACACGCCATCGACAAGAATCGATGCTGTTTGGTTATTTGCAGTACTAACAAATGCAATGTTGACGTACAGAGGACTTTCTGTCGCATTAGTATATGTGATGTTAATCGCCCTGCTTGCCTTGACATCAGATATTGCCTTGAACTGACTCATCAAGGATCGATTCAAATTTTGTACGTGAGTTCCTAGTGCTGCTACATCGATACTTCCTTGATTGATTGGCGCATTCCAGGCCTTGATGCACCACATAACGGCTAAGTTACGCGGACGAGTTTCGATCCCCCCCTCAGACTGAACGTAGCTACTGCTATTAGTTTGCGTACCATTGGAGTACATCGTTGTGAAACCACCCCCCGCGGCGGCTTCTCTGACGGTAATTCCGTGGTTGTGGGCTTTCAACTGATCACTTTGCCAACTTCCTGGCATCCTCCCAGCATCTATTCCCCGTCCATGATCCCAACCACGCAAGAACTCTCCTCGCGACTCAGGCAGGCGGAAAAAGCCGGCAGGTTCGCTACCTGTATTGAAGGTCGTGCCCAAATAAGCAGCGAGATCTGGGTACACAGCGATGCTTTGCACACTCCCGTCCAACTCCAGATACCCAGGAGGTACAGCAGCTTTCGGAAAAGGAACAATCGACCCAACTGGAACAGCAGATTTCAACGCATCAAGTTCACTAACAAGGGCCGCAACATCAATACTTCCCTGGTTGATAGGCGCATTCCACGCTTTGATACACCAAAGAACGGAAAGGTTACGCGGACGAGTCTCCGCGCCGACTCGAGGTTCGCCATTAATGCCGTCGGTAATTGGCGAACCGGAAGCAGCAGGATTTATGATTCCGCTGCCAGCTGCTAGCGCGGAACCACCAGGACCGAACGCGACATATGCCGTAGTCCCCTTAGGTGCAGCATGAACGTGTCCTTGCATCTGATCGAGTTGATAACCGCCAATAATCCGACCGGCATCCACCCCCCGCCCATGATCCCAGCCACGTAAAAACTCCCCTCGTGATTCCGGCAGTCGAAAATTCCCCGTGCCTTCGTCCCCTTTGTTGAACGCAACCCCCAAGAACTTCGCCAAGTCCGGATAAGCCGCAGCACTCTTCACGCTGCCGTCAATTTCCAGGAACCCAACCGGGACCTTATCAACCGGAAATGCCACCATGGATCCCACTGGCAATGCGGACGACTGAGCAATCATCGCCTCAATCTCAGCCTTCGAATAGGTCCCCTTCCCCAGGTAATCCATAACCCAAGCCCGAGTCGCCTTCACCACCGTGTCATCAATCAACAACGTCACGATTGCAGCATTACTCGTCTCAAAGATCGAGCGAATATAAAACTCCTTCCCTGACCCCGACGTCGCCAGCACCGGCTTATACGACTCCGGATATTTGATGATGGCGTACAAAATCCCGGTATCCGTCCACAGACCGGCCTCGCGCACGTACCAGCCACCCACATCCGAGGGGATGGTGACTTCGGCCATCAGCCAGTTGGCGTTTTTCTCATCTTGAAACAACGCATTCAAAGGCCCGCGCCAGACTTCGCGTTTCAGCGCTTTTGCGCTGGCATCAGGGTTATAGACAGCGCCGTTGCCGTCGCCGACGGAAATCTGCGCCAGTTTGATCGGTACGCCCGCGGCCTTGCAGGCGGTTTCGTAGGCGATCCCCGCGTTGGTGAGCAGGGTGTAATAGTCAGCCATTTAGTGCTCCTGTGGATAAAGGGTGGTGGTTTCGACGGTGTAGAGGGCGGCTGCCATAAAGGCGCGGCCGGAGGCCTCGACGCCTGCCAGCACGTTGGGGTAGATCGTGGTGAGTTCGCCGCACAGCGTGGCGGCGCCGATGCTGTGGCTTCCAGAAGCGCTAAGGCCGACGGAGATCGAGAGAATGTCGCGCTCGCTTTTGGCGTCGGCCAGGCGGCGGTCGAGTCGGGCATCGATGGTTTCGCTGTAGGGCAATTCGGTCCAGGCCCGCACGGCAAAGCTATAGGGCACGCCCTTGGGGTTTTGTTCGTACCAGGCGCGTATTTCGGGGCTGAGTTGCAGACCTTTGGCGGCGTTCTCCAGGGCTTGGCGGGTGCCGGCCTGGCGTGCGGTGGGCCAGGCAAGTTTGACGGTCAGGCGCTTCTCGGCCTCGGGGGCCGTGGTACTCCATTCGTTCACCGCGCGGTCCGCTGCCAGGTAGGGCAAGAAAGCAGCCGGTGTGTGATCCGGGTCCATCAACTGTGGGAAAGGAGGCGTTACGCGCTCCAGCAACTGGCCGAAGCCTAGGTCCAGCGCCTTTTCCAGCGGTGAGCTATTGGCCGGCAACAGGCTCGCTTTAGGCTCACTCATAACGTACGCACCTCCACCTCGACACCCGTGCAATACGGGGCCTGGAACGCCGTGCTGATGATCGGTTCCAGCGGTTCGAGTATCTGCAGTTGCGCGGCACCGGCGCTGTGGATGGCGTAGTCGATCCAGCTGGGGTCGACACGGCCTTCCAGGCGATGGCAGGAGTCGGCGTAGGTTTGCAGCAATTTTTGCGCTGCGACTTGGGTCAGCCCTGAATCCGGGCCGGCGTTGATCTTGGCGACCACGCGAATCTTGTAGCGCTGAATCTGCGCGCCTTGGACGCTGACCAGATCAGTCTCCGGTCGTACATCCGGCCGTGCGAAATGTCGCCGTACGCCGTCAAGCAAATCGGCGGAAGCCGTGCCATCACCTTCCCTGGAAAGCACGGTGACCATCACTTCGCCGGGGGCGGTGCGGCGGCCGTTGCCGTCCTTGACCTGGGCTGCGTAGCCATCCGGGTCAAAGGTGTAGCTGACGGTCACCACGCCGGGTGTGGCGCTTTGCACCTTGACCGACGGTCGCTCGCCAAGGGTGAATACCTCACGGCGATATTGCATGCGTGAGCCCGCCGCCGGAGCGTGTGGTGCCAGGTAGTAACGCAGGCGGGCGTCGTCGTCGCTTTCCAGAACAGGTGGCACGGGTGGAAACGCAGCCGGGTCGCCGGGGTCGAGTACCTGGCGCTCCAGGCCCATGTCAGCCAGCCGCGCGTCCAGGTTACTGCCGGTGGCCCACCATGCCAGCATCTGTTTGATGCGAGCGTTGTACTTGCGTTCGTGGGTTTGCAGGCGCAGGCAAAACGCTTCCAGCGCCAGGGTCAGCAGTTCGCTTTCATTGTCGAGGCTGACCTTGAGTTTGGCCGCGCTTTGCGGCGCGCGGGTGGCAACGTAATCAACGACGAAGGCCTTGAACTCGGCCAACAGCGGTTCGAACTCATCGACGGCGATGATGGCCGGTTCCGCCAGTTGGTTCTGGCCTGGGATCAACATGCTCATGTCACGACCTCGAAGGTTTGTTGGCGGTTTTTCCAGGTGCCGGCAAAACGCAGCAACAAACCCGCGCCCTGGCGGGTAGCGACGATGACCTGGGGTTGGAAGTCGGCGATGCCGTTCTGGGTGTTGTAGAACGCCTGGGCGGCGTGGCTTTGGGCGAGGATCAACACGTCATCGCCCAGGTTCTGGCCGAGCAGTTGCGGGATCAACGAGCCGTACAGCGGGCGCTTCTGGCGAGTGCCCACGGGGGTGGTCAGCGCTCGGGTGGCGCGCTGCACGAATTGCAGCCAGTCGTCGACGGCGGCCCCGGTGTTTCTATCGATTCCGATCATGGCAAATCCTTATGCGCTACTGATCACGCGGCCCTGGTGATCCACCAACGGGCCGCTCAAATGCACGCCGGCGGCATCCAGCAACACGCCGGTGGCGCCAAGCTGCAGGGTGATGCTCTGGGCGTTCAGGGTGAGGCTGGCGGCACCGACTTTGACGTCGACCTGCTCGCGAGAGGCGCTGAACGTGGTGGGGCCGTTGACCCAGTTGAAAATGTGGCTGGCGTCGTCGTAGTCGCTTTGAGTGCCGTCCTGATGGCGACGCCGTGTCAGTGAAGCGACGCCGGACACAGGCGGAAAAAGACTACTGTTGAGGCCGAACAAGGCGACGGACTGAGCGCCGCCTTCCCCGCCGCCGTAATTGAGCAGCAGGCATTGTTCGCCCACGGAGGGAATGCGGGTTTCGGTTTGCGCCCCCGCACTCGGGTTGAAAAACTTGATCGCCGGGCTGAGCAAATCACCGTGGCTGACCTTGCAGGTATTACTCGCGGCGTCGACCTCCTGGCACACGCCAATCCGGCAGAAGCTTTCGGCACGCCGATACAGGTCTTCCAGCTGGGCTTCCATTTCTGCCAGGCGCTCGACAATCGGCCCCAGTTGCATGCGTAGCAATGCATCGAACATGGACTACTCCTGCAAGGGGCGATATTGATCCGGATCATTGATGTCGGAGACTTCCCAGGTGCGGGCAAATAACGGCTTGCCTGTGGGATCTTCGAGCAGCAATGGTCCGAGATAGAGGTTTTGGGTAAAGGAAACCGTCCAGGTGTCGTAGTCCGTTTCTACACCGCTGAGCGCGGAAGGCGCTGCGACAATCGCGTTGGGCAAATCGCACTGATCAGGCGGCAGGCCCCAGCGGTTATCCAAGGCCAGGTCCATCAATTGGCTTGCCAGGTCGCAGGCATCAAAGGCTGCCGATCCGCTGGCAACCATGGCCTTGAGTGAAACCGACATGGCATGCGCCTTGCGCCCTGCAAGAGAGCGCACGCCGGGGCCATTGCGCTCCACGCTGATCAAAATGCCAGCTTTATCGCCTGTTCCGGGAAAGTCATGGTGATTGCCTACGTGCAGCTGTGGGAAAGCGCTCTTGAGCACGTCCCCAATCGCCGCAGGTAGCTGGGAAGGTTTTTCGAGAAGTGTCATCTGCTTGCATCCTTGCAGCGGTTACTGCTGATCCGGGCGAGAGGTTGGGGTCTCGTTGACCCCGATACGCTTGGCCGCCCAGCGTTCATAAAGGCCGATGGCCACATCCGCACCGGCCATGGCCGTCAGGCAGCCAATGGCGCCGGCGGTCCAGATCGACATGCCGGCGGCGTAGCACAGCATCAATGCCGAGACTCCGCAGACCATGCATGCTCCGGACCGCAGCGCCAGGCGCCGGATCAGCGACCAACCGCGGGCGCCCTCCTTGTCGGCGCGCCACATTTCGCCGGATACACCGCCAATCAGCGCCAGTACGATCACCAGCCAGATAGGCATTTCCGCTAACGCTTGCTGCTCGTTTGTCATGTCACGCCTCCTGGCTGAGCACTACCGGCACGGGGCCGGCTCTTGGGTAAATCCATGGGTTGGTAGGCATTCCAAAAAGCCCGGTTGTCCGGGCTTTTCAGTAATGCGGTCCTCAGTCGATCTTTCGGCGCTACTGGCGCGGTACGGATCTTTCCTCGATGTTTTTCCGACCACGATCCCTGTCTGCCGGATAACTGCTTCTGGTGCTTTACGCTGCACACCCGGGTCAGTTGCCAACCCTCTGAACCGTTAAGGCCGGTTCATCGCTGCCTGTTTGTTAAGCGGTGAAACTAAAGAGCGTCGGCATCCTTGCCGGTGTTGCTGGCGTCCTTGCCATCGCTCGGATGGCGTCCGTGCCGGTGTTGCGTGCCTTCCTTGTGTTGACTGGCAGCATCCTTGCCGCCTCCACCAGGCCTTGTTGGCTGGCTTGAGATGGAGAATATGCATGTATGCATATACAGTCAATGCACAAATGCATTTATTTTCAACATGCAAATGCACGAATGCATTTTTGTCCTTGTGGACAGCGGGTTTGGTGGTTTTTTCCAGGCGAAAAAAAGCCCGCTCGTTGGCGGGCTTTTTCTTACAGAAGAAGGTTAACGGGCGTACATGCCCCACCAGAACACATGGCCCAGGATGCTGATCTGCTCATCCTGGATATCCTGGAAGCTGTAGTCCTCATCCGGGTGCTCATCGCGATTGAAACTGCGCAGGCGAATCCCGGAAGGCAGGCGGTAGAGCTGTTTCACCCGCAATTGGCCGTTGTGGTTGATGGCATACAAGTCACCATCGACGATGTCACCAATGCCGCTTTTGCCCGCGTTCACCCCGACCGTCGCGCCATCGCGCAGCACCGGCAACATGCTGTTGCCACGCACCGTCACACACTTGGCCTGGTCGAACTGCACACCGTTATGCCGCAGGCTGCGCTTGCCGAATCGCAGACTGGCCTTCTCGCTTTCCTCGATGACGAATCTTCCTGATCCAGCAGCCAATTCAACCTCGCGCAGAAAGGGGATCGACACCTCGTCGTCATTAACGGGTGTGTCGTCGTCCCACAGGCTTATGTCCTTGAGTTCCGAATGCATCGGGTCGCGCCCGTCCTCCCGCGAAACACCCACCGCCGCGCGCCCGCGCAGTTGGTCGGTGCTCACACGGAAGTACTCGGCGATGCGGGAAATGTGCTTGTCCGACGGATCAACGATCTTGCCGCTGAGGATCCGGGACAGCGTGGATTGAGGCACGCCGGTACGCCGGTGAAGCTCCGTAGGGGAGATCCGGTCGCGGTCCAGCAGTTCGCGTAAGACGATAGAAACGTTGCGTTTTTGCATAACGGGGATAGTGACGGGAGATTTTGGGGTTGGCAAATGCTAATTTGCATTATTTATGCAAACTCG